AGAAAAAGCGCAAGAAAACCTGAAATAACCTTCATCACTCCAGGTAAAAGTTTGGTGGCATACAGCAGCACCACCAAGATTAGAAACAGCAGAAACACCACCATGACAGCCCCCTAGCGTTATTTGTTGGCAGGTATCCAATATCAAATTAACGCAGTTAATGGGGCTTGGGTAGAGACCATCACCGCCGCATCACCTCCAACGCCCCCGCTTCAATATGCTGGATTTTGCGCAGCGTGCCGCGCATATCCTCCACGCCTAACATACGCAGGGTGCTTTCTAGCTGGGTGCGTTCGATGCCCATAGGCACGGGCTTGCCCATGGGCGGGGTCAGGTAGCGCCACTGGCTGGCACAATCGCGGAATACATCAAACGCGGTGGCGTTACCCGGCCATATTACGATGCGTTCAGGCGTTTTATAACGCTCGGGGATGGTGATTCCCCAAGCGTCTACGTCGCTTTTCAGCTCGTTTTTCGTACCACCTTGAGCGCCCGCCCAAGCGCGCCCAAGGTCGTTTAGTTTTTTGCGGTTTCTTCCTGCACCCCGCGTTGCACTTCGCCCCATGCGCGAATGAGCGCCATGTAAACAAAGGGGTCTTGCCAAACGCTATCAATCAGCTCTGGGGTGGCGTTGGCGGTAATTTCATTACCGTTGGCATCAAGCGCGCCGCCGATGCTTAAAATATCTTCACGCACATGGGCGTTACTGTTCTTTGCCGGGGGCACCGGCTTGCCCTCTTCACGCAGCTTTTTCTCTTTCGCCAGCCGGTCTTCAAACTCTTTGGTTTGCTTTTTATTAAGTGCCTCTTGCTCATCCACAGAACGAACGCGAATTTCAGCGGTTAGCGTTTCTTCTTCGCGGCCCGGCTTGTGGATCGTGAGGGTTTTGGTCACTGAGGGAACGCCGATTACATAAGCAGCCATGGGGTAATTCTCCTGGGGTTCAGTTTTGAAACGCTAGAAACGACGACGCCCGCATTTAGCGGGCGTGGCGTCGTTATTTTTTATCGTGAACTTGTCACGGCAATTTGAAGTGCGTGGGTTTACTTGAAGTACAGCACCAGCTCATCGTCACCGTCTAACGGCAAGAATCGGGCATCGCACTGGTAGTGGGTAATGCCGTCGCTGTCCTGCTCGCTCATACCGGCTAGCTGCACCTTAGGGGCGCGCATGCCAACGATGTTGCCGGGCACCGTGCCATGCTCAAACGACACCGCGCCCGTGGTCACTACTTCGTGGGACTCTACCTTCTGGTAAACATCAAACTCGGCAATACGCGGTGCCTGAAACGCTACCTGCCCAGTGGGCTGGCTGTCGGTAATATGCACGCCCTCGTAGTTGGGCAAGTTGCGGTAGGTGACGGTGTTAGCCAGGTCAAAATTAAGATTTTGACCAATCGCCTCATAGCCAAGCACGGTAAAGGTGCTGGTGTTTTGGAAATTCACCGGCACTTCATCGGCTTGGTTTTCGGTCGTCAGCGTGATGGGCGCAACGGCGGTGGGCCGCTCATATAGCCCGGTCATGGTGAACGATAGCGTGGGCAACCCTGCCGACTGCCCTGCACCGGTGACCGTCCCGCGCACGCCTTTAATGCACTGCTGCTGGCCATCGTGCAGGTAGTAAATAGTGACGGAATCGCCTTCTTCACTGGTGCGGGTGTAGGTCACCTCGCCTGCGTCCAGGTCTTCCACTTCCTGCATTTGGCAGGCGCGCAATAGCAGGCCAAGCGCCGGGGCGGTGGCAGACGTACCAATCACCGGGGCGGTACCGCTGCCGCTCCACGGCACGGTGAGCTGTAGCTGCGTGTTGGGGCCGGTGTTGATTTGTGCAAACCCGCCCAGCTCTGGGCGCATCCGGGTACGCTCTACCGTGTTGCCTTGGTAGGGCGTAGGGGTTAGCTCGGTTACCAGCATCAACACGCCCTCTGAGATTGGGGGCGCGACGCCGTAGGTGGTTTCTAGGCACACCACGGCGGCTTTCTTACGCGTCAGTAGCGGCGTTGACATCGCTATCACCTTTCACGGGGGCTTTGGTTTTCGCGCTGCCAGGGGAGACGGCAGGCGCGGCGGTGGGGGCTACGGCAGTGCGCTGGGCGTCTACCGTGCTGGGGTGGACCTTGTGCGCGCCGTAGCGCTGCTGTTTGGCTGGCTCGCTGATTTGCTCCAGCTTGCCGTTTTGGCGGCGAAACTTGCCGCCTTGCTTTGTGGCCATATTTCCTCCGGGCATAAAAAACCCGCACGGTGGCGGGGCTTGGTGTGGGGTTAGATGGTGACGGTACGCTGCCGCCCTGAGGTGAGGGCGCTAGGCGTGGCGAGCTTCCAGTATTCCCGCCACCAGACGTAGCGCCCGCGTATCTCTACCATTTGCCCCGTGTGAAACGACATCACCCCGCTGCTGGCGGGGGGCTGCCAGCCAAACAGGGCGTTGCGCACCTCTTGGCGTTGGGCGCGGAACACATCGCCGCTTTCGCAAATGATGAACACGCCGTAAACCTGCGTTGCGGCTTGCCGCTGGCTTAGCTCGTTGACGCCTTCGCCCGCATCCTCCGCTAGGTAGGGGTAGGCGGCGGGGGTTTCTGCGCTGTAGTCGTCTACCGGCTCGCTGAACCACGCTTCGTCTACCGTGGCAAAACCAGGGCACAGCGCCCTAATGCGCTCTTCCAGCGCTGGGGTTATGTCGTAGTCCTGCATAGGTGCCTCACTTTTTCTGTCCTAGCAGGTAATCCATACGCCCGCTGAACTGCCGGGGCAGATCCTCACGCACCATTTCTTGCGCGCTATTGATCACGCTTTCATTGGCCACCATGCCGGGGATTGAGGGGCCGAACTGTATGCGCGGGTCACTGGCGTTATCCGCTTTATCGGCCCGGCGCAAAATGCGGCCCTTGGCGTACCAGCCGCCCTTGACCAGCTGCCGCCCGGTGTCTTTACGCACCATGACGCTGGCACCACGCCGCCGGGTTTTGTACTGGTTACCCCGGCGGCTGGCGGCCACCACCACGCGGGCGCGGGTGGTGCGGGGCTTGAACTGATCCAACGGCAAGCGCCGCCCCACGTACAGCAGCGAGCGCGACGCATCCCTCCGCGCTCGGTCGATCTTGAGGCGCTTTTTAATCTCCCCCGCCGTGATGTAGTAGTCGTCGCGCACTTCGCGTGAAATGAACGTGGCAGCTTTAGCCTGGGTGCGGTCTAACGCTTGGCTAAACGCCTTTTCCACTAGCTTGGGGTCATAGCGATTCTTGAGCGCCTGTAGCTGGTTAATGTCGTATTCGTAGCGCATTACACCACCTCGATACGCACAAACGCGCCGTCGTCCTCCAACGGCCCGTTATAGCGCCAGCGTTTGCCCTCTACGGTGAACTCAGCGCGCCGATCTACATCGCCCACCATCGCCACCGGCAGCAGCAGGGTTTTCACCCTGCGGCCTATGCCGTTCTCGTCGATCACTTCAAACTCGTTATCGAACTGATAGGGAACGTCGAGCACGTCCGGCCCGGTGCCGGGGTGGTAGGTGCATAGGCCATCGCTGAGGTGCTTCACAACCGCCTCATTGAGACGGTTGGCGTACTGGTCAAAGAAGGCCATAGGGCACCTATGGGACGGTAGCGCCAGAGACTAGCTTGATGCTGGCTTTCGGGCGGGTGTTGAGGTGCGCCGGGTTAGACTGCGCTTCCAGCTCTACGCCTTTGCCGTGCGGCAAGCGCTCGGATGAGCTGTAAAACGGAAGACCCAGCGTGTTGACCGTATCGCCATAGTCACCCGGTGCGAAGCGGCTCAAGAAAAGCTCTTCGCTACCCATGGGGAACGCGTAGGCTTCTTCATCAGCGATAAACTTTGTCGTCCCTACAGTGCCCCGGTAGCGCTCCCACATCAGACCGCCAAACGGGAACGCTTCGCGACCATCGGCGCGCAAACGAGAGCCGTTTTCCCAGCGTTCATAAGCCGTTTTGACCGCCTTGTGAGTGATGAACTTGCGCCAGAAATTCTTCCCACATAGCACCGTCGCACCATCGAAGAACAAGTCCCCAAGCCCCCGCTCCATGGCTTCGAGAATATCCAGGCACTTGCCTTGCAGCTCAGTGGCGGCGGTGCCTAAATCCATGGGCACCACGGTCTGAGTCATTCCAAAGGCTTGGAACAGGTCATACAGCACCGCGCCGTTGGCATCGATCACTTGCCCTTTCACAGCACCCACCCGATGGAACTCATGGGTCACGTCAATGCGGCGGGCCATCTTGGCCAAGCGGTTATTGATCACTACCTGCAGCTGTTCGGCGCTGTCTTGTGAGCCAAAGGCACGCACGCCCTGCACTTCATCGGCCAGGATGGTAGCTCGCGTTGGCAGGTGCGCCGTCATAAAGGGCACGCCGGTACGCTTGGAGCCTGCCACGACTTGGCCAACGCCGCCGCGCGGCTTGTTTTCCACCAGCGCCAGCTTATCGCCGTCTTTCTCGATGACGACTTGTGTAGTGGTAATGCCTTGGGCGTCAAATACGCCCATCTCGCCAAGGCGGCGGGGGGCGTATTCCACTTCGTTAATGGATGCGGTTAGGGATTTAAGGCTAAACGCATCGCTTTCAAAAATACTTCCAGGCATGGGGTGCCTCTCTCAATAAGGGGTGTACAGGTGGTTTAGCAGTGCGTGGCGTTAATCGCGGACGATCACGCCACGGCTTACCAGATCGTTAGTGCCAGCGGTAATGGCGGCCTCGTCGGCACCCTCTGGCCAGCCCAGCAGCGCGCCGTGAACCTCGCAGGCGCGGACATGCACGGTAATCGGCTGCGGGGCTTCGGTGGCATCGGCTGCACCGTAAAGCACGGCTTTAGCTACCTCTGTACCATCGACGGCGGCAGGCGCTAGCGGCACGTAGTTGCCTGCGCCGTTGAGCGCCAGCACAGCACCCGCTGGCAGGTTGCCACTGGCCAGGGTGCCCACTTCACGGGAACGGGCACCATTGGCTTCTGATAAAACGTGTTCACCCGTACGGGTGCCTTCGGTGTAGGTCGTTGGCATGGGAATGCTCCAAGGTTGGGGTTACACCATCACAGGCTTACGCCTTGGCTGGCTTGCGGTTAAAACGGGCGTAGGCGTTGGCATAGTTAACGTTCGCCTGTCTCGCTTGCCCGCCTTCGGGGGAGTGGCTGTTGTGAATGTGCTGGCCTTCGCCGTGGGCGGCGGCAACGTCGAACACGTAGCCGGTGGCCTGATCGGTATCCATGCCGTTGCTAATCAGCTTTTCCATGAGCTGGTTTTGCCCGGTGGTCTGGCAGGCTTTAATGATGCTGGTCACGCGGGTACGCTCGGTGGCCAGCACCTGCTCCGGCTGTGCCGCCTGCAGCCGCTGGATAGCCTGAACGGCGCTTTCTGGCGTTTGCTGAATATCAGCAGGGTCTAAGCTGAGCGCCTTGGCAATCACTGCTAGCGGCTGCCCTTCGGCGTTAGCCGTGGGGGCTTGCTGCCGTAGCGCGATAATCTGATCACCCAGATCAGCGGCTTGGGCTTCGGCTTCTTCGGGGGTCAGATCGAACGCCAGGGCGAGGGCATCGGCGGCGCTCATGGTGGTTTGCTGCCCGGCTAGCTGGGCGCGCAGGTTGATCAGCTCGCCATGCTCTTCTAGCTGCTTTTTGAACTTGGACATATCAGCACAGGCCACCGCCTCCAGCTGGGCATCTTTAGCGGTGGCAATGCCCCACGCCAGCGCTTCATCCGCGCCCATTACCGTGTCGCCCTGATCCAGCAAGCCGTTAATCTCTTCGGCGGTCTTGCCGGTCACCCCTACGAACACATCAACGATGGCATCATCGAATTTCGTGAGGTTGGCGGCGGTTTCCTGCATTTCCTTGGCGTTGTAGAAACCCACCATCAGCGAGCTGGCCCGGTGGGTCATTACCGTGGTGCCCACGCCCATGGTGCGGGTATCACCCGCCATCATGATCGTTACCGCGATACTGGCCGCCATGCCGGTTACTTTGGTGTGCACCTTGGCACGGTGATTTTTGAGGTAGTTGTAAATGCGAACGCCGCTGGCCACATCGCCACCAGGGCAATTCAGCTCTATATGGATCTCGTCTAGTTCGCCAAGCGCATCAATCGCGGCGATCAACTCACGGGCGGGCTTTTCGCCGGTAAAATCGCTAATCCAATCCGGTGCCCAATCCGAGCCAATCGGGTTATCAATAGCGATATGTGCAATACGCGGGTTTTCCGCCATTGCTTGAGCTGTAAACCAAGGCATGGTTAGTCGTCCTCGTTGTCTTCGTCGGTGGTGGCCAGGGCTTCAAGGGCTTTTTGCAGCGCCCCGTTTTTGGCGGTGATACGCGGGTCTGAATCCAGCGCCAGCCCGTGTTGGTCGGCGCTTCGGTTGCCCTTGGCAATCTCGGCATCCAGCAAGTCGAGCGACCAGCCGCGCTCCCCCGCTTTCTCGCTGCGCGGGGCAAAACCGGCGCGCACTTCCAGTAGGTCGGCGCTGACTTCTTTGAGCGGGTCTACCCATGCCCACTTAGGCGCGATCCAATCAATCGCTAACAGCTCCTTACGCCGTTGCCAGTAGCCGGGGATAAGTAGCGCCCCGCTGGTTACGGCCACATCTAGCCATTTGGCCGCCACGCGGCGGCACCACTGGTGAACCATTAGCGAGGCTTGCAGCATTTCAGCCCGGCGGCGGAACTCTAAAAGCCCGGCCCGTATTGAGCTGTAGTTGACGCCTTTTAGGTCGCCGGTCATCTGCTCATAGGTCAGGCCCGCCCCCGCGCCCACCGCCAACAGCTCGGTACGCAGCCACTCGGTGTATTGCCCTTGAATATCGGGCGGCGTTGAGAACGTGACCTCTTCGTCATCTTCCAGGTAGTGGACGCCGCCGGGGGTGAACTCTTCAAAGCGGTCAACTTCACCGGGCACTTTCACAAGCTCGCCAAACGATGGGCCCTCCTCTTCGGGATCTTGGTTTGTCTTACGTTTGACAAACGCGCCGAACAGCTGCGCCAGCTTTTGCCGGGCTAGCGTGGCGTCCTGCATTTCGTCAATTTCGTACAGCCGCACGATAACGCTGGTTAGCTCAGGCACCCCGCGCAGCTGGCCGGGCCGGGTGCGGCGGTACATGTGAATCACGTTATCGGCTGGCACCGGCACCCGTTCGTTATACGCGGCGGTCAACTGCTCGTTCGGGTGATAGCGCCATAGGTGGAAGGCGGTTCGTTGGCCGATGCCGTTAAACTCGATGCCCATTTTGATCATGCGACCGCTAAAGGCTTGCGAGTAGGCGGGGTCGAGGTGTTCGGACTCCACCACCTGCAGCTGCAGGGGCACGCTTAGGCCGTCGCTTGTGCGCCGGTAGCGAAAGCGCCCCAGTACCTCCCCGGCTTCAAACTGCGCGCCAGCGGCCAGCGCCTGCTGGCCGTAGAAGTTGTCTACGCCGTCCGCGTCGCTCTCTTCGACCCACTGATCCCAAAGCGCTTGGATGACCGGGTTGCCCCATTGGGGCTTAATGCCGGTGCCCACTAGGTTGGAGACGTATTTCTCTTTGGCACTGGCGGCGTAGGCGTTGTTTCTAATGGCGTAGTGGCTGCGCGCCTGCAGGATGGGCAGCGAGTTTTCAATAGGCCCGTTGGGGCCGGTAACCATCGTTCCTTTGCCTGCCATACGACGGCGGGTGCTGCCGCCCTCGTAGTAGGCGCGCACCGGCACTTGCCGCCCGTCCCTCACGGTCATACGGATTCGGGGCTTATTGGCGATCATGTCAAAGCCCCTTGTTGGTCATCACTAGGCGGGTACGGCTACGGCGGCGCTTGCTGAGCGCCTGCAGGCGTTCGGCTATTTGATTTTCCAGCGACTGCAGCGCGGGTAAGTCGGCTTGGGCAAACTGCACTTGCCGCCCATTCTGGTTAATGGATACGACGCGCTTACCCGTTGCCAGGTCTACGATGGCTTGGCGAACCTCGGCCAGCTGTTCGGGAGTGTTGGCCATGGGTGGGCCTCCTAAATTCGGGGCTTAACAACGCGACGGCGGCGGCGCGCTGGGGGCGCGGGCTGTGCCTGGGGTGGTGTTTGGCTTGCTTCGGTGCCCGTGGTGGGCGCGCTTAGTAACAAGTTGGCGTCCCAGTGGTCGGCCCACGTGGGCGGCGCTTGCCAGTTGATCTTCTCGCCCCCCAACAGAATGAAAATGGCGAGGTTGTAAACGAACAGGTCGAACGCTTCGTTTGGCTTGCTGCCAGGGCGCGCCCATTTGCCGGTGGCGGGGTCGCGCACTTCGTAGGTCAGCTCGTCAAACCACCACATGCCCAACCAATCAGGGGTGTGCATGTAGCCCGCGCCGGGCTGCTCGCGGTCGATCATCGCCGCTACGGTGTCTTTCAACAGATCGGTGCCCAACAGGTACAACGGCACATCGCCCCGCGCCCCACTACTGCGGCTTTTGCGCTTGGTGTTGTCGGGCTCGGTTTTACGGATGCGGCTATTAGTTTTGCTGCTGCCGCCTTTCAGCAGGTAGACGCGGCCTTGCAGACCATCGCCCCCGGCTCTTAACCGGCGGTGGTATTCGTACGCCTGCGAGGTGACGCTTTCGGTGCCTTTCCCCTCCCCGCCGGTATCCACGCCCATAGCGAGAATCGGCATACGCCGCCCGCTGCCATCGCCTAGCTTGTAGGTGCGCTTTAGCACGTCGCTGGTCAGCAAGTCCCAATCTTCGGGCTGCGTCATGGGGTTGATCTGCCGGGGTGGCTGGTCACCCTCGGGGCCGCGATCCTCTTTGATGTTGAAGCGGTCCACTAACCACGTTTCACGGTTAGGCCCCCAACCATGCACCTGCACCACGAACCGGCGGTTTTTTCCGCCCTGCACGTCTACCGATGCCGTGAGGAAACGCACCCCGTGGGGCACGGTGCGATGCTGATAGGCTTCGCCCCGGTCTCTCAGGCGCTGGCCTGAGCGCTTTTCCCCCGGTGTGCGGTTAACGTAGGGGCGGCCCCAGTCAACGTTGGTGACTGACTGCAAATCCTTTTGGTTGCCGGTGGCTTGGAATGTCTCTTCGGCAGCGCGTAGCTTGCTCACCAGCGATTGCCATGTTTGATCCGATGCCGCCGGACCTTCCATCCAGAATGACGCAATCCGCGTTTCACGCGGGGTGCCTATCAGCTCGCCCTCTAACGTCAGCTCGCAGCCCTCGGGCACCCAGCGGCCACGCTGGTTAAGCTCTCGCTTAACTCGCTGGTCGACCTCAGCGCCACAGTGCGGGCAAAACACACACCCGCTTTCCATGCTGAAATTCTCTTGGATCGGCTGAAACCAGCGGCGGCAGGCGCTTTCTGGACACTGCCAGTACAAGCGGCGGCGGTCGCCTTGGTTGTAGAGATCCAGTATGCCGGTGGTGGGCGGTGCCCGGTGCGGCTCGTCGTCCGGCTGCTGCCAATCGGCATCCAGCACCGGCCTACCGGGGGAACTCTCAACCAGCGTCATGCCGGTGCTACCAAAGGTTTGGGTACGTTTGCTAGCAAGCACCCAACCGGAACCCTCACCGCCTACGTTTTCCGTCATGCGGTCGTAGTCGGTCAGTAGTACAAATTGGTAGTCAGACGATGCAAAAACGTTCTTCGACGGGTGCTTAATCGCTAGCATGTTGCCAGCGCGAAAAATGATGTCGTGAACGTTGTTGTCGTGGCCTCGCGGGCTTAACCGCTTGGTAATTTCGGGCGAGGCGTTGAAGCTACGGCGCAAGCGTTTTTTGCTGTACTCCGCTGCTTTGGCCTCGGTAATTTGCACGACCAGCCCATCAACGGGGTCGTTGATGATCTTGTAGCAAATGAAACCGTCGACAAGGCCGATGGTTTTACCTGTTCGCGCCGGGCCTACAAAAATCACCGCGTCGTATTTGCGGGAGCCCATGCAGTCCATGGGCTCAATCATGTAGGGGGTTTTGTCGGGCTTCCAAAGCGTCTTAGTGCCGTTGCCGTGTACAACGTACATCGACTCGGCCACCGCTTCGCTAACGCGCACCCGGCGCGGTGGGCGTAACAGCGTGGCTATGTCATGGCGAATGGCGGCAGCGTTAGCGGTGTTAGCCATTGTCTGGGCTCTCCATATCCGCCGTTGCCGCTTGGTACATCTGCTCGCGTAACGCGTCGATCACGTGTTGCACGCGCTCGATGGCGTCAGGGTCTAGCCCGGCGTCACGCTCCAACGCGTCGGGCAATGAATCCAGGCCCGCCGCTACCGTCTTGGCCAGGGTGCTTAACTCGCGGGCAAACTCATGTGCCGGTATCAGCTGCTTGATGGCCACCTCAAATTTCAGGCGCTCGTTTTCCGACTGATACCAAGCCTTTCGCGCATCGGGGTACTGATCTAAATCCAGCCCGCCCGCGATAGGCGTCTTTTCACCGAACAGCGCCGGGCCAACATCTGAAAGCGCGTAAGTGGGGTTACCGCGACGCGTGCCAGAAGGCATGACGCCATGCTCTTGCAGGCGCTTAGCCACGGTGCGGCGGTCTAATCCAAACGCTTGGCCAATCCTGCTCACCGACCAGTTATAGGCATCTTTGCTCTCGACCACTTCACCCATAGATGCCCACCTCTTGCGGCGCTGATAACCCCCGCTCAGCTGTACATGATTCGATTAAAAACAAGCTGCTCGATGTACAACTTGCACAGTTAGCGCGCTGAGCAACCACGCGGGATTAACCCCACCTGCGGTGGCACATCCTGAAAACCCGAAAATTTCCCGAAATCCGGGACTGCCTATCCCCGTGGTCTAGGCATCACTTGCTAGGAAGGACCCGCGTTTTTTTGCACCGCGTTGGTGCATTACTCGGCCTGCCGATTGCGGAATATCAGCGCGACGGCGCGGCGGTCGGCGTTGAAGCGGATGCGCAGGGCTTCGTAGTCGGCTAGCAGCTGCAGCAGGTCGCGGTTAGTGTGGATCTCTCGAACGGGTGCGGGGCGTGGCTCAGTCAGGAACCACGGCAGCGCTTGGGGTGTTGGCTCCGCTGGCGTCGGGGCGGGTGAGGCGGCGCACCCAATCAGCAACGCCGATAGGCACAGGCTGGCCAGCCCACGCCCTAGAATCTGAATCCGCATCGTTCACCCCCAAGGCCTCGGCCTGGGCGCGCAGTCGGTCGATGCGCTGCGCGCCGTCGTTTAATTCACGTTCGCGCACATCTAACGCTTCAACTAACAGCCGGTTACGCTCTACCTGCACCGCCAACGTCGCGGCGGTCACATCGAGCGCGGCTTGTGCTTTCGCGTGCTGCTGCTGGGCCTGCTCTAACTCAGCCTGTAACCCACTGAGTCGCCACATCAAACCAATGCCAGCGACCAGCGCTATCGCCAGCGACCACGGAATCAGCTTCGTTAGCAGCCTGCTCAGCATCCCGCACCCCCTCTAAACACACATCACGCTCAACGGCGCGGCGTCTTGCCAGCCCGCGCAACCGCTCACCACCGGCATACACCCAGCGGGACAGCTCATTGCATGCAGCCTCAAGCTCCCCAGCATTCGCCAGCCGGGCCAGCGTCGAACGCTGCAGGTTGCCCGCGCCCACGTTGAACGTGAACGAAACGAACGCGGCGCGGGTATCATCGGGAAGGGGCGCGGTAATGATGCGATCCACCGCGTTCAACGCCTCTACCATGTCCTGCTCTAACAACGCCTCACACTCTGCCGGGGTGCGCGTTTGGCCTGGGGCTGCGGTGGCCGTGTGCCCGATGCATACCGTCCACACGCCTACCGCGTCGCGGTAGCTCTCCAGCTTGGTGCCCTCGAACGGCACGATGATGCCCGCCGCTATCGCCATTACTGCGCCCACTCCGGCGCTAATCGCTCTCTTGTTGGCCATTGCGCTCTCTCCGGCGGTTGTCAAAATGCTTCCAAATATCGAACGCCAAGCGCAGCCCGACGAACACCAAACCGCCCACGCTCACCACATCAGCCGTCACCACGTGAACGCCTCCCATCTCAAACCATGGCGCATTCAGTAGCGACACCACCTCACCGGGCGAGGGTGAAATATCCATGACGGCGGCCGCGCTGGCCTTGGACGTTTGCGACACAGCAGACACGCCACTGCCGCCCACATACGCGATCACACGGCCAGCGTCGAATTTCATAAGCACTCACCAAATAGCAGACATAAAAAAACCGCCCGGTAAGGGGCGGCATGTCTAAGCAGAGAACATTTAAGGGCTTGCTGCGGGGCTAAGGGAACGGAAAAACCCCACATGCCATAAACGATAGATCAAACTATCACTGGATGCAACACATAATGTGGACTTATCGCCTTTCGATTGTCACATGAATGCAAGAGCAACGATGCTAAACCAACCACTGGATACTCTTAACAGATAGGTTTGGCGGTCAGGTCACCGCGCCTTGCCGCCATTGGGCGTGCGGGCTGTTGTGATAAAACGACAATCTTGGTTCTGTCTCGGTCAGAAACACGTTAAAACCGCGCTCACGTAGCCACTTATGCCAGCGCTCCAACGCATCGAGAATCTGCCGCTCTGCGTACGTGTGAATGTAAGTACGATCTAATTTTGATAGGGCGTGATTTAACAGCAGCTCACCAGCCAGATACTCCACCCCCAAATCGGCCCACGTTGTACGGGCTAGCTTACGCAGGTCATGGGAATGCCACCGCCCACCGCTGGCAGTCACTACCAGATCAAACACGGCTGAACGGGATAGCGGCTTACCCTTCGATGCACCTGGGAACAGATACACGCCCCGGTAACCATTGGCTTGCTGATAAGCGCGGTAACGGGTTAGCAGCGTCACGGCCATGGGCGTTAACGGCAGGCGGTGCTGTCGTTTTGATTTTGTGTTGTCGGTGGGGATAGTCCACGTGCGCGCTTCCAGATCGAATTGAGGCCACTTAGCTAAACGCGTCTCCCCTATGCGAGTGCCAAACAGCAGCATTAATAAAAGCAGGAAACACCCCGGCGGCTCGCACGAACGTAGGGCGCTTATCAGATCGGGCACATTGGCAGCGGTCAGCGCCCCCGCTTTAGCCGGGGTTTTCGCGTCGATGAAATCACCCACATTCACGCCCGCGAAAGGGTCAGCATCCAACAGGTTCAGCTTGCGGGCTTGCTTAAACGCGGCTTTGATCACACCAAAAATCAGGCGAACGTAAGCAACGGAATAATGCTCTTGCAGCGGCCACACCAAGCCACTGTCGATACACGCCGGGGTAATGCCCGCCAGCGGCCGGGCACCGAACAGGGGCAGCAAGTGACGATTAACGGCGGTTTTGATCGATGATTTTCGAGTAGCGGATAAACGGCCATGGGAAGCCGAACGGTCACGATACCAACACAGCAGGTCGGCCACGGTTTCCCAAGCATCGACGCCCACCGGCCCGGCAGGATCGAGCGCCAGCTTAGCCTCCAACTCAGGCAAGCGCGCCAGCAAAGCGCGGGTGGTCAGCTCCGGGTAATTGCCCACCCGGTGCCAGTGGCCACGCCCACCGGCATAGCGCACCACGTACCAGCTGGCACGCTCACGGGAAGCATGAAAGCGCACCCGCACCGGGTAGCGCGGGTCGCGTAACTGAGTAATTGAGGGGTCTTGAATGTGACGCTTGATAGCCGCGTCAGAAAGGGTAACAGCGAGGGTTTTAGGCATTGGCTCAAACTCCGAGACAGCAACGCCCCCGCCTGGGGGTCAATGCGCCGGGCTGAGCCGTTGCGTTATTGCGTTATATCACGCTAGCGTTATAGCGTTCTAATTAGTGACAGGGGTTACTCGATGCGCCGGAACGTAGCGAATGCGTGACTTATGCTCCATATCCCTCCAATTCCGGCTACCAAACACCTTTAGCTTTAAGCGACCATCCGGCATTTCCTTCAAGACGTGACAACGCATGTGATAACGCTTCACCCATCGGCAGCAGTGATAACACTCCAATAAGTGAGTGGCGTTTTCAGATGTCAGCATTCTAGGCTCCTGACAGTAAAACCAAGGGATAAGGATTGCGTTATTTAACGCCAGTGTTACACCCTCAAGGCGGGCCGATAGCCTGCCCAATCAACCAGACAAGCAACGCGATACACGCCGCTACAACCCCGGAAAGAAAACCAGCAGCTAAAAAGTGCTTTTTCATAAGCCGTCACGTTCCCGCGTGCGATCCTTTAGCGCTTCAAGCGCCCGCTCAATCCCTAGCAGCGCCTCAGCGTTGTAGCGGTTCGCATGCGGCCCATCTTGAAACCGCTCAACGCGATCAGCACATACCGCCAGCACAGCCTCTAAAGTCACTCCATTAACGCCAACCTCTTGCGGATTACCATCTTGAAAACTGACACACCCCAGCACCTGAGCGCCACCACTTATCAGCTCACAGTCAGCGCCCACACCAATGATGTAATGGTTCTGGGCACCCCCTGGGGAATACGGGCCGTGAGCGATCACTGCTTGGCCCATGTCACCGCGACCGTTACGGCTCACGGCATGCCCGGTCACTAACCGGGGTTGATTGAGATTAGGCATCTTGTGCCCTCCTACTGTCGGTTTTGAATAGCGCGCCAACGCTGTTTGCCTTTATTGCGTTATAGCGTGCTAGCGTTATTTAACGCTTACCACTCGATGCGCCCCAAAGCGGGCGATAACGCTTAGCTTTGCTGCCTTCTTGGTCGTGCTGGCAGGCACCACCATAGAAAACGTTTTAGGCTCATTGCCTTCCAAAACGGTCACGCGGAACACGCGGTTAACCGCTATGGAAGTCATAGCCCCAGTACCTGCTCAACGTGCCCACGCGCCCGCGCCAACCGGCGGCGGTAGGTGGCCACACCCACGCCCAACGCGTGCGCCTTTTGCAGCTGGCCTATATTGCGATGGTCATAGCCCCGCAGCTGGCGGCGGCTCACCACCCGCGCCACGCCCGCGTTGTACTCCAAGCGCAGCACATCGGCGGTCAACAGATCCTCACGCGCCAGCGATACCACCGCATACTCGATGCGCTCTTCGAGCGGGTACGACTCTGCACCCATAGGGGCCGACCCGCCTACGGTCGAACGGCTCACCACCCCGCCGTTATCGATCAACACGCCCAACAGCGACGTGCCCAGCGCAGCGCCGCCACCCTGCAGGCACCAGCGAGCCCAGCGCTCCAGCATCACGTCCAGATCATTAGCCGCCCGACGCCCCACCGCTACGCCTCCACAATCGTCAGCGGGTACATTTCCTCAACCTGCCGCTTTTTGAGCTTATACATATCGGTACGCACACCCTTAACGTCGATCCATTCCACCGTGCCGTCAGCGCGGAACACGACAAAATCAACGATGTACTTCACCCCGCCCGGCAGAGCGATAGGGGTTTGCATTAGGAACATGGTCACGCGGTCGGCTTGCTGCTCACTCAGCAGGTAGAGGTAATAATTCGCCTCTTTTTTCGAGTCGAACGTATGGCCGTGAATGGTCACCTTTTTGTTGTTGTACTTAGCCGCATTGGGCGGGCGGCGGCGCATCTTATGCCGTTGCATGACGCGCCCCCAGCCAATCGTTAAACCGCTCCACCAGCGCCAGGTATTCGCGCCCGGCCTGCTCGTTCCCATCTAACTCACGGCGGCTAAGCACCCCACACGCCAGCCGCACCTCTGCCGCTGCCGCATTCGCATCCGGCACCATGCGCCCAGTGGTAGCCGTGAGATAGTCACGAAATAACGGGTTATTGCACAGCATTGCCGCGCCGCGTGCGCATCTGCTCACGACACCACCTGCTTAGCCCACAGCTCAGACAGCGCAGCCTCACCATCAATAAAATGCCGGTGGCCACCCTTGGCGGCGGTCGCCAGCAGATCCCCGCGCACAATCGCCACCTCCTCGCTGGGCACGCCCTCCACATGCACCACATGGCCACCCAGCTTGCGGATGCGGTCGGCCTCTACCCGATGCACCACGTGGGCCACCACCAAGCACTCCGCCCCCTTGGCCGGGGTCGCGCTAATCATCCCCTCCAGGCGCTGCATGCGGCGGGCCACTTCGGTATGAGCGCCAAAGCGCTGCGCAGGCGCATCAACGTAAATTGACACGCTGCAAATCTGCGCATCCCGCATCGCCCGCGCCACGCGCTCACGTGCCAGCGGGTTAGCACCAGCGATTCCTATTAGTAGCATTCGACTGCCTCTTTTAGCTTCTTAGCGCGGTGCGCCTGCAAATGGTCGTGTAAGTCGATAACGGTGGGCGCGCTGCCCTGGGAAAGCGCCGCATCCACCGCCGCGCTCATTTCCCCCACGGTCACGCGGGAAACGCACCAGCGGGCGAAATAGCGCAGGTTATCGGGGTGGTTCGCCACGTGGGGCGGGTAAGCCAAATCATTGATAAACCACCCCGCCCACTGCTCAGCGCAGTGGTAAAGGGTGTCGTCGGTGGGTGCCTGGGCAGGGTCTACGCGTTCTAGCGTCGGGCAATGCACCGTGAGCGCTTCGCCATCGTCTTCAACGATCACCAGCCCCTGCTCTTGGTAAAAGGCCATAAACTCACGGGCGCTATCGTCGTCGGCTTCCATCAGGTCGCCCCACTCCACATAAGTTTTTCGTACCGGCCCGGTGGCGGCGGCCAGGGTTTCCAGTACCAGCAAATAGCGGGCATAGCCAATCAACCCATATTCAGCAGCAATAGCGCTCACGCCCTCGCTGTGCGCCAGCCCGGCAGGGTGAACAAACGCGCTCATGCAGCACCCCGCGCAATTTCGTTATCAAAATGGCGCTCCCACTCAGGCACAGACAAACGCTTGCCGCTGATCGTCTTAGCAAACAAGCGCCCACCTTCGGCCCAGCTATCCCGCCGCCACATGCCTCTAGGGGCTTTACCGCCCTTGTTAAGAGGCTGGCCAGCGTCAAGCCAAGACTTATGTTTGATGGACGACATTTCCTCAAAGCGCGCTTCTATATCTGCTGCAACCCGCCAATCATCAGGGTGATTCAGATACATATCGCGTAGCTCTTCCTCGCTCATATACGGGCAAAAAACGCAGCTACTCTTATGCACATCAGGCCAGCCCAAGTGCGCCAGCAACCCCTCCAGGCGGTCTCGGGTCAGCCCCAAATCAATAAGCGGGTAACGGTATTCGGCTAGGTCGTCTTTAGGAGGAGTGAACCGCTTAGCGCGCTTACCCTCATTCGCTTCAATGCCAATAAGCCAAACTGGGTGCGTAATACCTTCATCTTTCGCCCATGCGGCCAACACATCGCCTTTAAATTTCTTACTACAAACATGGGCACCACCGGGCATGATCGGCACGATACCAAGACGATGACACCACTCAGCGATGCTTTCGCCCGCCTTGCGCGTGATCACCAGGCGATCACCCAGCGCCTGCTTAACTCGCTCAATGGTGCGATAGGTAACTGCAAACTCAGCACCAGGGTCACTAAACACTGCTTTATCAAACCTTGGCAGGGCTGCATCGAGGTTGGCGCGGCTTATGCCTAAGTACGCAGCTGCTGCAGCCCGGTGCTGATCCATAGCTATCAGTGCGGTGCTATCCATACCGCCGCCGTAAGAAAGCAGCACTTGTTTAGCAACCCCACTCACGCCGCCCCCTCACGCGCACTAATAGCGGCCACGTACGGGGCATAGATCCCGTTGTAATCCAGCTTGCCCGCCGCTGCTTTCACGATGCGGCCAGCAGCTTTCGCGGTGGGGGCGCGGTCTAGGTAATACCAGCTACGCACCGTGCGGTATTTCTCGCCCAGCAGCGTAGCGGCAACATCCATCCCGCCTACATCATCAATCCAGCGGCTTAAATCCACGGCTTATACACTCATTGACACATATTGTGGACAAAACTAGCGCAATTTAACCGACCTAACAACGGTTTTTCATCGTCGCGGCCACAAAAAGTGTATTATTATTCCAATAACCGCTATCAAACTGTGGCGCAACCGCACACCCACAGACGGCCACCGCCGGGCAAAAAAGGGTTAAACCATGCAAGAGAACATCACAGGCCAACGCCTACGCGAACTCAGAGCGCGGCGCGGTATGAAAGCCGTCGATTTAGCCAAAGCGCTAGGCATTCAGCGCACCCGCGTAAGCAACTGGGAAACCGGCATACGCAACCCCCAGCGTGAAGAGCTGGTAAAGCTGGCCAGCGTGCTAGATGTAAGCCCCGCCTACCTGATCGGCTGGATTAACGAAGAGATTTACTCCACCCACCAGCCCATAGAACGCAACAGCCTAACGCTCAACAACGGCGAAACCGTCACGCTAGAAAGCGCCACCAGCGCCCACGCCTATAGCGAGCAATTTCTAAACGCCCGCGACCTAAAGGCTCAGCAGCTCATGGCCCTAACGGTAGACGACGACGCCATGAACGACGTGATATGCAAAGGCGACACCGTGCTAGTGGATATGCAGCGCAAACGCAGCGGCGGGCGCGACCTCTTCGCCATGCTAGTGAACGGCAGTATATGGGTGCGGTGGGTACGGCCTGAGCTAAACGGCACGTTTACCGTCAGCGCCGAAAACAGCACCCAATACCCCGACCAAACGCTAACCGAAAAGCAGCTAGAAGCACTTGATATTATTGGACGAATCACACGAATAGAGCGCGACCGCTAACCCGCTAGCGGTAGCCAGCAACGCACCAGGGGGAAAATAAACCATCATTTTGTGACTTTTTACATTGCTAGATGCCACTTTAAGTGTACACTTTAACCATCAAGTGACCACTTCAAGGTGCCCATCATGGCAAGCCAGACCCCCATCGCCGCCACCAGCGGCCTACCCTCGGTTACCGGCAAAGACCAAATCATCCTGCTGCTACGCCTGCCCCGCGCCCAAGCGGCAGGCATAGACGCGCTAGTACAACGCGGCCTAGACGAAGGCGAGCTACCCCCCGACCAACTCGAACACCTGGGCGTACTCACCGCCAACCTAGCCAACGACCTAGAACAGCTGGCCGCTTTTTTAGATGAAATCGGCGTCACCCACGGTGGCCGCCGTGGCTAACGTACAGCGCCAGCCATGGCGCGACGACGACGCCCTAGCCCAACCCGGCCAAGCGCTCAGCGCCCAAGAGCTAGCCCATCTAACGGCGCTGGCCAACGGCAACGCCCCCAGCGCGATCACCGCGATCAACGGCACCAGCCGCATCGAACAGCAGCAGCTAGAAAGCACCCTACGGGCCAAGCTGGGCGCGTTCAGCAAAGCGCACCTCATCACCCGCGCATTCGTGCTAGGCGTGCTAGTACCCCGTGCGCTCTGCCTGCTTCTGGCCGCGCTCAGCATCAACGCCAGCCCCGGCGATCTCATGGCCACCCGCGCCCCGCGCCCCTCGCGCAGCCCGGTTAGCTCGCAACGCAACGTGCGCAGCCACCGCGCCATAGCCGACGCCTACGCGCTGCCCAGCATCACCCTGCACGCGCAAAAAGCGAAAGAGGCCGCGTAATGAAACCGCACATCCTCACAGGCCCGCGCCGTAGGCACTGCCGCTGTCGCGTCTGTCGTGGGCGGCAAGTGAAAGCAAAGCACCCGGACGACTACGCCCGGCGCATCCGCTGCAAACACTGCGGCCAATTCAACACGCTGGTAGTCGACAAATGGGCAGATAACCGGGGCTGGCGAAAGTACACCTGCTATTGCGATGGCTACCACTTCCCGCACCGCATCCGCTCAGAATTTTGTTTTGAAAACCCAAACTACGGCGAACAAGAAGAACGCCGGTTAATGGCCTACGGGGTGATGGCATGAAGATTATGGCGACCGACCTACCGCTAAAACACTGGCAGCGCATCGCAGAGCAAAACGGCATTCAGCGCAGAACGTTTCTCTATCGCCTGAAAACCATGGACGCGAAAAAAGCCGCCACCAAGCCACTCAAAAAAGGCGGCATAAAGCCCAGCGCCACAAGCCTACGCCAAAAGAGCCTAGCCGCCGGGCTAGATGAATGCGCCCTAAGCCGCTACCGCCGCGAACACCCCGAAAGCCAGCTAAGCGACGAAGCCGCTTTAGCCTTTCTGCAAGCGCGCAAAGCCAAACTGCAAAACACCGTACGCGAACGCGCCCTTGCAGCAGGGCTAAGCCCCCAGCTGGTGTACAGCCGCATTAGCCGCAACTGGCCGCTAGATAAAGCGCTCAACACCCCAGCAATGCCCACTAGCCACGCGGCCCGCATCGGTGGCAAAGCCCGCGCCCAGCAAAAGCGCGAACGCCGCCAGCAGCGGCTCCAGCAGGTAGCGTTAAATAACGCTAGCACGCTATAACGCAAACAAAACCGACACAGGAAGCCCCGCCATGTTTTTCAAAAGCGCCAACGTCTACCGTTTACACGACGCCCCCGAACACACCGCCGAAACCCTCAACGACATGCTAAAAGGCGATGCCGCTAAACCGCTGGGCAATGCCGACGCCAAGCGCCACGGCTGGACACCGCCCGCCAGCCGCAACGCAGAGCTATTCATGCACGAAGTGCAGGGCCACCGCCTGTTTAGCATGCTCAAACAAGAGCGCCTACTACCCGGCAGCGTGATTAAAGACGCGGTAGAGGAACAGGTAGAAGCGCTAGAAGAGGAGGAAGGCCGCTTTCTCACGCGCAAAGAAAAGACCGCGATCAAAGAGCAAGTAACGGAATCGCTACTCCCCCGCGCCTTTGTTAAAACCACCAAAGTGTTCGCATGGTGGGACGTAAAGCGCGGGCGCATCACCGTCAACAGCGCCAGCCGCTCGGTGTGCGAGGATCTATTAGACCTGCTACGCGAAACCCTGGGCAGCCTCAAAGCCACCCCGCACAGCACCCAAACGCTACCCGTACGCGCCATGACCACATGGCTAAACGACAAACCCAGCCGCCCCGCCAACCTAGCGCTTGGCGACGTGATCACCCTCAAAGATAAAGGCGATGATGGCGTATGGCGTGGCCGTCAGATCGACCCCGACAGCGACGAGATACAGCAAATGCTCGAAACCGGGCGGCAAGCGGTAGAACTGGCGATGACCGTCAACGACAACGTTTCATTCACCCTCAACGACGGCCTAACCCTCAAAAGCCTGCGCTTTGGTGACAAGCTGCTGGAAGAGGCAGACGCCCAAGACGACGGCGACGACGCCACCGCCCGCCTAGAAACCGACTTCTACCTAATGGCCAACGCCCTAGCCGAAGCGATCGACAGCCTAACCGCCATGATGGGCGGGCCAGCTCAGCGCAGCGAGAACAGCGAGCGCGCCGTTCCCGTATCGCTCGATGAACCAGACACCGGCACCCACCCCGGCGAACATATCGGCGGCTTTGAGAACGGCTTTGAACAAGAAGAGCCGTTATTGAAAGAGGCCATCGAGCTAGCCAAAACGAACAACTGTGACACGTTCACGGTTACGAAATTGCAGCGGCATTTCAAAATTGCGTACGACCGTGCCCAGCAGCTGCAAGCGCGACTAGAAAACGCCAACCCTCGCGGGCTACCTACCCCATGAACACCACCATCAACTACCGCTGCTACAACCCCAAATGCGACCAGGGCAACGCCCCCGGCTGGATGCTAGGCGCTAACGCCATTTGCCCCAAGTGCGGCCACTGGCTCACGCACCAGCCCAACGATAACGCCAGCGTTAAAAAACGCTAGCACGCTATAACGCAACCAACAGGAACCGATGCCATGCCCACCCCGCTAATGCTACTGATCGGGCTAGCCGCTGCCGCCATCGCCTACGCCGGGTGGCGGTGCAAACGCGAAATGGAACAGCTCGACCACAACGGCGACCCCATCGACCAGGACGAACAGCCATGATCATCGACCACCGCGCCAAAAACGCCCAGCGCATTCCCTGCAAAGAGTTTCGCGGTGAATGCCGCATGTGCCAAAGCGGGTTTATTGCCCGCAGCGGGGTATGCTCGGGCGTCAACCCTGACACCGCCAGCCCGCCCGACTGCCTGCGTGACGAAGTGCCAGAACACCTCTGCCAGCCCAACGGCCTACCGCTGGGATGGGGCAAATTCACGCAGGATAGCGCCAGCGAGGCCGCCCAATGATATTCATCACCCTTACCCGCGACGACATCGCCAAGGCCCGCCAGGAGAGCCAGGTATGAGCTACGAATCATGGCGAATCAGCTACCAATCCAGCGAACAGGCCGCGCAAGCGGCCTATGCCCAGCTGCAGGCCGTTAGCGCTGCCGCCAAGGCACTCAGCGAGGCCACCAACGAACGCGATGCCGACGACGCCCAAGAGCGTTTAGACGCCGCCATAGGTGGGCAGCTAGAAAAAGCCATCGCCCTCAACAACCTGCACGCCGCGCAGCACGCCATGCAGCAGTACGCCGAAGCCTGCAAAACCAACCACCACCCCGGCGAAACTTTCGGTATGTCGGTATCCGGGCCAACCGGATGCGCCAGCGCTCCACACTGCCTACGGGCCGCCAGGCTGGTGTTTTTAGACGCGGCGCGTCTGATCGAACACCGCATTGAAGAAGCCAAGCAGGAAACCACCCCATGCCCACCCCGCTAATACTACTCATCGGCCTAGCCGTTGCCGCCGTCGCCTACGCCGGGTGGCAGTGCAAGTGCGAAATAGAACAGCTCGACCAGAACGGCGACCCCATCGACCAGGACGAACAGCCATGACAGGAAACAGCACACGCACCCCCATACGCCCAAGCGGCGAAGAGTGGCAAGAGCTGGTCAACATGCTGTGCCTCATGTGCCACAAAATGGGCAACTGCGACGTAATAGAAGGGATGATAGAAATGAAGCACGGCGGCGCGTGGCCATCGGGCGGTTGGGTCACTGATCCAGGCTCGGGCGCTACCTGCCTGAGCTACGAACCTCGCCCGGTTCGCCAGCTGGAAGACAGCGAGCTAACCGACGCGCTCACAAGCGCCGTGCCCATGTGCCAAGGGTGCGCAGCCCGCAAAGGTAGCGACGCCTCGCAAAGCCTGCACACCCAACGCGACTTTAACTCAGCCGTTAACCGTGGCGGATTGTTTGTATGCCATGAAGAAGGCAACCAAGGAAAGCCCTGCGGCGGCTGGTGTCACGCCGTGAAGCGCAAACGCGCCAGCCTGATCACCACCAGCGCCAGCGAGGCCGCCCAATGATATTCATCACCCTAAGCGGCATCGCCATCGGCATCGCCGTAGTGGGCCTAGTGTTCATCCACACGCGGACCATATCGCCTCACATCATGCGCGCCTGCCGCATCATGCACGTCATCACCCTGACGATAAGCACCGCCACCATTACCACCGCCCTCGCCCACCTGGGCGAGCCACAAGCCTGCTGGCTGGTGGTGGATCTTATGGGGGTGGCCATTGACCCCCACCCGCACTAGCGCTACTCTCCCCCTGTCGCTGCAAAATCAGCGACCGGGTTTGGAAGCCCGAACGGATATTGGCGCACTAGCGCCCCCTTTCATCGTGTAGGCGCTATTTTTGTGCCCGCATGATGCACTATGGCGGGCCGTGCGTGGGGCGCTTCGGCGCGCCGGGTTTCCAATGTCCTCGGTCTTCCAACCCGCGTACGGTTCGCCTCCATTGTTTGGAAGCAATGTGGCGAACTCCAACAGACTTGGAGATCCACTAAAATGAACATCCCCACCATTTCAGTTTCTGGCGTTCAGCTACCCTATATCGAGCACCAGCAACAACCCGTCGTCACTTTCACAATGATAGACACAGCGCATGGCCGCCCAAGCGGTACAGCAAGAAAGCGCTTTAACGACAACAAGCGCCATTTTGTTGAAGGCGAAGACTACTATCCTATTGATTCTGATAGATTGTCCGAAATTCGGACAATCTATCCAGGCCTGTTTCCCGATGCCATGAAGCGCGTCACTTTCTTCACCGAAACCGGCTACCTCATGTTGGTCAAATCGTTTACCGACGACCTCGCTTGGCAAGTGCAGCGCCAGCTCGTCAAAAGCTATTTCCGCGTAAAAGGGGCGATGCAGCCCACCGCCGCCGAGCCCATCCCCGCGCCCATCGACCACCGCCAGCGCGAACAGCTTACCAACGCCGCTAACGCCGTGTTTCGCAATTTCGGCGGCATGCGCCAAAGCGCCACCGGCTGGTTTTACAACGGCGTACGCACCGACTACTGCCTAAAGCGCATCGAAGATCTAAGCCAAGACGACTTCCCGGCAGTGATGGACCGCCTCCAAGCCCTACGTAACAACGTGCGCCAATACGAAGATTTCCGGCACGATATCCAGCAGTCGTTTTTTAAAGAGGTGGTAGGCGAAGGCCACCCGTACACGGCCTGGGTCAGCAAGCTAGCCGGTGGCCAACACCACATCGGTAAGCGCCCGGACTGGAAAGCGATAGCCAAACAAGTGCTAATCCACAACGGTTTACTCACCAAACAGTAAGCCCACCCGCGCCAGCAAGCCCAAGCCCGCCACCGTGCGGGCTTTTTGCTGCCTGAACATTCAGCGTTAAATAACGCTAGCGTTATAGCGTTTTATCTTGCACCCCTAGCGGCGCTTTTCTATACTAGCGTTATTGCGTGCTAGCGTTATTTCACGCTTTGACGCCAGCGCGCAATAACGCAACGATCAACTAAGGGGAAACCAATGGGATACAAGATAGGGGTAGTCAGCCAAAAAGGGGGCGTGAGCAAAACCACCATTAGCCGCGCCATCGCTACCACGTTTGCCGCCGATGGCTGGAATGTAAAAATTGCCGACCTCGATATTAACCAGGCATCATCGTTTTCATGGCTGCAACGACGCCTTAGCCGCAGCATCACGCCCACCGTGGCCGTTGAGCAATTTGGCAACGTGGCCAGCGCACTCAAGATGGCCGATAACTACGACCTTATGATTTTCGACGGTGCGCCCCATGCCTCCAAGGCCACCGCCGAAGTGGCCCGCCAGTCGGATTTAATCATTCTGCCCACCGCCACCAGCGTTGACGATTTAGAGCCGCAAGTGCGCCTAGCCAACAAGCTCACCAGTGAAGACGGCGTACCCGCTGAACGCATCGCCTTTGCGCTCAGCAAAGTAGGCAACAGCCCGCTGCAGATCAAAGAAGCCCGCAACTACCTAAGCGCCACACCCTACTTTGTGCTGAGCGGCCAAGTACCCGAAAAAACCGCGTTTATACGCGCTCAAGATACCGGGCTTTCCATCGTCGAAACCCCCTTTAAAGGCCCGCGTAAACAAGCCGAAGAGCTGATAGAAAGCATCATCGAACGCTTTAGCCAGCTGACTCAATAACGAAAGGAACCGCCCACATGGTGAAGAAGATCAACATACCCAAACCCAGCAGCAAAGGTGCACCGCCCACGGTAGACGCACCCGGCCCGGTAGTAGGCAACAACACCAGTAAGCCGGAAAGCGGCGAAAAGGTGCCGCTTAATTTCCGCGTTGATCCTGAAATGCGCCGTGAATTTAAAGCCTTCGCCGTAGAGCATGACATGCAAATGGTGGACGTACTCAAGGAAGCCTGGGCGGCGTACAAGCGGGAAAAAGGGAAGGGCTAGCCGTGAATAATGAGATCCAGCAGTTTGACCGCCTGATACCTAGCTATGAGCTTGCACTGTGCGCCATTGCTGAACTTATGTCGCACCACTATAAGAGCGTGCTAGAAAGCACCTCGATAGGCCCATGCGAGGGTGGCTATACCGTCGCGGTCAACTGCGAAACCGGCACTGACACGGTGGGCTTCACCCTGCAGGAAGCGCCGTACAAAAGCTATCAGGAAGCGCTAAGCGCCTTTGGCGCGATGCTAGACGACATTACCGCCCGCTACGAAGGCCGGGCATCATGGAAAGATGAGGAGTGGTGGGACCAGCACCACGAAGACCTCAAAGCCCGCTACGGCTTTGAGCTGGTGAGCTTCTGAAAGTGAGCCACACTAAAACGCCCACCCGGTGGCTAGACCGGGCGGGCGTTACGCAACGACATAATACCAATGGGGATTAGCTATCATGTCAGCAACAGAATATACCACGATTGCACGCACACCGTTAAACCAGCTGCATACGCTGCCGCTGCACCTGCTGTGCGCCTACCTATACCAATGCCCAGCCATCAGCCGCCGTGCGCTAGAACGCATCGTGCGTATCCATGAGGAGGTCGTATGATTAATTACTTCCAAGACAACCCAATGGAGGCGCTAACGCGCCTCATTAAAGCGGCCCAAGGAGACAGCCACCAAAGCCACCACGTGCGTCGATTCCTGCTTGGTTTGTACAACGCTGAAGAATGGCCCTTTGAAATGAATCGCCTCAGGGCGCTGGATCGTCAGCTGCAAATGGCCTGCTTTCGGGTGTTAGAGCTTGATGTCGTGACATGTGAGCGTGATATACACGAGTACCTGGAAAATGGCGGCACTATTTTTCAGCAATTCTGGCAGCAGGAAAGCGCCAGCAGTGATTGACCTTTTAGCGGCAAGCAATAGCCCGGCCAATGAGCCGGGCTATTTTTATGTCTGAGCAACGAAAAAGCCCCAATCCGGGCAGACTGGGGCTTTATGTGTATGAGGCATTGGCGTGCCTTCATACAAAGGTAAAAACCTATCGATAAAGCTAACAAGAAAAAATTAACACAATGAGCGGCAGGATCAAGCCTGTTTCCTCCTCGCATGTAATCAGGTTAATGACCTGACTAAGCAGCGGGCCGCGATTGATAACGGTATATAAAATTAAAAACCCCACCGGTAAGGCGGGGTAGGTTTTGCTATCGCAACGATTTAACCAGTGTCAGCTCATCGCTGGGCAAAGGCTTAAAACCGTATCGCTTATAAAAATCCACCGCATCAGGCAACGCGTTTATCATCAGGGCCACAGACCCCACTAAACGCGACTGATCGGCTGCAGTTTGCCAAGCAGCCAGTAGCAAACGGCAACCGACCCCCTTGCCTTTTAGTCGGCTATCGACGGCTAAACGCCCTAACGTGGTCACTGGAACGCTTCGGGGCATGTTCTTTTTTAACTTGCCCATCATTTTTTCGCGGTCCACTGCACCAGATGCAAGCGCAAAATATCCTAGCACTAGCTTTGTGCCTGGGGCGCACACTACATAGACCGTAGTAGCACCACTTTGATGGTTGCCTAACGCTTCACTGGCTAAAAACTTATTTAGCGTGAACACGCCACAATCGAAGTGGCTTAGGTCGTGCTGAGGCGTTAAGAGCTCTGGGGCTGCGACGACGCCCAAATCGGTGTTTTGTTGAGAAGTTTCTGAAAGCATGGGTCCTCCGATGCTGGCTGTTTAATAGCCTCTTCGAAGAACGCGTAGTCGGTTTCATTCAGCATGTAGAATCGTCGGTTCAGCAGTACCTCTTCGGCTTTTCGACATGCGGCTTCCACCACGAAACTGGTTCGATCCCCCCCCAGCTCCGCTACGGCTCTATCGATCAAGGCGCGTTTTTTAGGGTCAACACGCATATTGAGGGCCAGTGGCTTAGCCACTGCCTCAGCAGCTGTGCTTTTCATGATGTATGTCCTATCGCTGTTTAAGGGTGTTTCGCTCCTTAGCCTTGCTCAGCAGCTTGTTGCTGCCTGCAAGGCGCGTTTAGTTTATGGGTTCTGTTGTGCCTTTGGTTGGGTTGGCCATGTGTTATCTCCTTGGTTTTTTAGTGATGGTTTTGCTTTTTTTGCTTTTTGCCTGTGTTGGTTGCCACGACATATAGCGCAATACATGCGGCAACAATTTCAGTATAACATATTATGTAGCTCAAACCTACACAATGTAGCACAGAGCGTTACGTTGCTTTAGGTATTCCCTAAGCGCCCACTGGTGGCCCGCCTGATCAATCAGGCGTTTTAGCCAAAACCCCACCCAAAACACCCACCTGCTAAACTGCCCACCCAAAACGCCCACAACACCGCCAGGGGGAACGCATGTACGTCAGGGGATACCTACGCGCCAGCACGGCAGAACAGAACGCCCAGCGGGCACGCAGTACGCTAGAACACTTCGCCGCTGAACATCGCCGTGAGGTAGTGAGCTGGTATATCGAGAATGTGAGCGGCGCTAGCAGCCAGCGCCCAGAACTCAGGAGGCTTCTGGAAGATGCCAAGCAAGGTGATGTGCTGCTGATAGAATCGGTAGACCGCCTTTCCCGCCTGGGGGCGGCAGAGTGGCGGCACCTGCGGGGGCAGATTGAGGCGCTAGGGTTACGGGTGGTGTCGCTGGACCTTCCCACTAGCTACGCAGCCATGGCCATGCCCACCCAAGGCGAGGATTTTACCGCCCGCATGCTCGATGCGCTGAATACCATGATGCTAGACGTACTCGCAGCGGTAGCCCGCAAAGACTACGACGACCGGCGAACGCGCCAGCGCCAGGGGATAGAGCAAGCAAAGAAGGAAGGCAAATACCAGGGCAAGCGGCCCAACAAGGCACTACACCAGCGAATTGAAGCGCTATTGAACGCCCGCGACGGTGAAGGCAAACCGTTCACCACGGCGCGCATTTGCGAACTAGCCGGGTGCGGTGAAACCACTGTGAAAAAGGTAAAGCGGGCTATGCGCGAAAAGGCACACTAAGCGCCACGTGAACGCCGCTTTCTTACCCGGCCTTGCAGCCGTTCCCACCATTCGCCGGGTAGCCAGATCGACACCCAGCGCAATAGCAATTCAGCCCGGCGTGTGTCCGGGTAATCGTCGGGGTAGTGGGTAAAGTCGCTGGCCAGCGCCAGCAGTTGGTCCTTGCCTTGCTGTTGCACGGCATGGTGGGCGGGATCAAACGCGGCATCCAGCAGCACGGCCAACCACGTGGCCACTTCATCGGCGTTCATTTTGCGGGGGCGGGGCATGGCGGGCACCTATTAGCGTGACATATTCCCCACTACAGCAGCCGCTAATCGCCCCGGAAATTGTTTTTCAGTATCCAGTTATCCGGCGTGCCGGTGTTTTGACGCCGGGCGTGGGCCGCTGCCTGCTGTGATCGGGTGCGGGCAATCACGCGAATGGCCAAGCGATCTAACCGGCGGCTGCCTGGGTGTTGCACATAGCCCACCTCGCCACACGCAGCGCAGGGGAACCGATGAAACATGCCGTGCGTAAAGCCGTGGCCGTTGCAGTGTTTGCAAGTGGTGGCCTGCAACTGCGCAAGGGTGCGGGGGAGTGATGGCGGTAACGTCATGCGGTTAGTTTACCGGGGGTTGTGGGTTATGTCGCGCTAGCGACATGCAAGCCGCCCACTGAACTATAAGCAGGCATTATAGGTGCGCGGCGAACGGGCGTTAGCCCGCCCAACTATGCGGAACCCCTTGCCACTGCTAAACGGGGTTTGGGGTGGTTTTTAGCGGGGTCCAGGGGTGCAACCCCTGGGACAACCAGCCCGGCAGGGCTGGGCGTCAGTGTAGAGCGGTTCTGCGCTTGCGCAGGCATTTAAAGCCCTTGACCTTGTGCCCTTAAAAGAGCATCCGCGCTTGCGCGGGCATTGTGGATAAACCCCACGCTAGTGGGGGTTAGCTGAACCTATTTAACTACATAAGAGAAGCATATTAACGGTGTACAGCTAATTTATTCTCATATTACCTAATTCTATTTCTAAATCACTTAATTTTACATCTTTAAAGGGGAGTCGAATCATCGGCGGGGGTTGGGCTTTTCGGGGGTGGTGTTTGGCTTAGATCGGGGAGATTTTGCGCCAGCGCGGCGCTAAAACGGGCGGGGAAATGGGGCAGGGCTACCGATTAGCCACGGGCTTAGCGCCCGGCGTGGGGCGCTGCGTGGCGTTCTGGGGTGGGGTTGGCGGCGGGCTAGTGTCGTCGCTGCCGGTCTAAATGCTCTTCCCATGGCGGGTACTTAATGCGCGCCAGCTGGCGTATCTCGGCATAGCTCGCGCCGGGGTTGTTGTCGGAAACCTCTTTAATGTACGCGATCATAGCGAGGTTATAGCGGCGCTGAGCCTCGGCGCTCTCGTCAACGTCGGGTAGATCGGCCTTGCCCCGGCGCTGCTTCTGCATCGCTTTCGGGCCGCTGCCTGCCATCGCTAGGCGGCTGCGTGCTTCGGCGGCGTCGTGCGCCTTGGGGAACTGCTCGCGGTGCTTACGGCGGGCTTTCTTAATGCGGTTGCTGCACCAGTCGCGGAACTCCTTAAATTTCTGGTAGCCCACACGCCCCAGCGCCAGCAGAAAATCCGGGTTGAGTAGCTTCACAGCAGGCCGGGCGCGCTTCGTACCGTCGACTTTCACCTCATGCTGCAAATGCACCGTAAACGCGCCAGCGAGCTTTAAGCGCCGGAAGGCGCGCCAAAAGCGTTGGCTAGGCTCGGGGGCTTCTGGGGTGCTGCCGGGTGCCAGCAGGCCCGCCACGCGGGCAATTTCCGCACAGCTACGGTGTTTAAAACCACCATCCGCTAGTGGGGTGCCCACGCGCAAACTGGCGAACTCGGTAAACTGAATGATGGCAGAAAGCACCAGCGACTCAGCAGCGCGGGCCTCAGATCGGTTACAGCGGGGGTTGCCATCGGCGTTGGCCTTGCCGTTCAGGTTGGCCAGCGTGGGCAATAGGCCGGGGCTGGTGTAGTAGGCTTTGGCACCGTCTACCAGCGCTTGCAGTGTGGCGGGTAGCCGCCCCTTTTTAACGGGCTGGCAATAGCGCTCAAACTCGCCTTTAGCGGGGTTATGCCCGCACCGGTTACCGGTGCCCCACCACTTGCCGTGGTGTTCGTATGGCACGCGCCCCCACGTGAGGGGCTGCGCGTTCTCTGCTGCAGCATCCATTTGCAAAATCTCGCTTGAGACTTGCCCGCGCCTTGTGCAGCAGTTAAACTCTGGGGAGTCGGTTTTGGTTCCCAGTCGTTTGTTCTGCTGCCAAAACATCCGAGAAGCCCCAGCGCCAACTGGGGCTTTTCTTTTGGGTGTCTATCTAGTTAATTTGTAAGCGTTTTCTATTTCTGGCTTAGCGCCGCCCGGCGCTAAGCATCGCGTCACTGAGTGCTAATCCTAACACCCACGCCACTTTTTGCCACTATTTGTGAACAAAAAATTTAACTGCTGTCTGCCTGTCCAGCGGTTAATGCGGCTTGACCTCTTCCTCGTCATCGCTTTTTTTAGCGGCCTCTGCCAGCTCATGCCCCAACGCACCGCGAATAAACGCGATGTTGGTACTAAGCCCTTGGTGCATCCCCTCGCACGTTAACGCCAAATACTCTAAGTGCTCCAAACAGTTAGCCAGCGTTTCCTCTGCACTCACGCCCACCAGCGGGTTTGCTTGATAGCCTTGCGTCGTTCCCTGCTGCTCGCTCATTGTGTCGCCTCCCCGGTGCGCGTTTGCGCACACCTAAAAACTGTTTATACATACAGCATCATACTACACCGCATGACGCTATTGGAAAATTGCTAAGCGGGTTTATGCGCTTGGCCGTGATCCTACTGGGCACCGCCGCTTACCCGAAATAACGCTCAACCCAGCACACCTCTATAAAAACACGGCGCACGCGCAGGGCAAGAATCCGAGCGACTTCTATGCAGAATGGGCCGCTATCGTTTCGCCTACCCCTTTATTAAAACACGCATTCTCAAAGCGCAACCTAAAACCAAACTGATGAATTTATTCATAATCTTAGGCGCAAACAGCAGACGCTTAGGCAACATATAAGCGACACTTACCAGCAACGGCAATCACCGCCCCGGCACCCACCTGGGCATTTTTCACGCACAAAAAAACCGCTGATTAGCGGCCCGTGTGCTATTGCGCTTTGTTGCCCTTATACCTCCCAGCTCAGCTCCTCGATGCTGTCGATCTCGCCCGCTTGCAGCTGCGCGGCGTATCGCCCCTCTAGCGCGATCAGCGCGCTGCGCCGGTAGCCAATTTGCTCGTATGCCGCTTGCACATCGGAAACCGGGTGGTCATCGTGAAACACCCCATCCGAGTCTTTCCATCCCGTGAATGTCGTCATGTTTGCAGCGGCGGCGAATTGTAGGGATTCGTTGAGGGCTTGGCGGTTGTCGGGGTCACCTGCGTACCGAATGCCGTTGATCGTCACGCCCTGTGCTTCGGCGGCTTTGCGCTGCGGCTCGATCAGCGCGGCCAGCTCAGCCCGGCGGCGTTGCTCTTTCGCTTGCTCATCCGCTAGTAACTCGACGCTCCGCAGCTTTTGCCCACCGCTGCCAGGGTAGACCGGGCGTGGCTCACCGGGCTTCTGAACGCCCGCCCACAGTCCGGCGGGGGTAGCGTAAGCGTGAACGATGGTATCAACGGCTAACGCAGGCAGCGGGATTTGCTGCCCATCGTGCTCAAGGGCGCGCCCGTCAGGCGTAGTGACAATCTGCAAATTCGACATCGGCAAAATCTCTCTTCAGAGTGAGTTGGTCCACTAGGTGGTTAACGGTATTCCAGCTATCGCAGTGCTTGGCGTAAGCCAGGAAGGCGTGTAGATGTTGCTGCACTTCGTCCAGGCTGGCATCACCTCTGGTATAACGGCGCTGCAGAATTTTCAGGCGGCGTTTAAAGCGCTGAATGTTGCGCTTGCGGGGCAGTATGTGGGTGGCCCATATGCGGTAGCCGCACCAATCCACGCCCGCGCTGGCAGGGCGTACTTGGGTTTTAGGGTTGAGTGATAGACCGCGCCGCTCTAGCGCCGCTTGCAGCTGGTGTAGCCGCTGCCAGGCTTCGGCTTTGCTTGGGCAAACGATCACTATGTCATCCATATAGCGCACGTATTGCCCTGCGCCGTGGTCGTCGGTCATCTCGTGATCGACGCCATCTAGGGTGGCGTTAGCGTTTAGCTGACTGCTAAGCGCGCCAACCGGTTGTCCGATGCCGTCATCATGGCCATAGCCGCGTATCATGGCGCGCCACAGTTGCAGTGTATCTGGGCAGTCAATCGTCTGAGAAATACTGTCTAGTACGGCATCATGGGGCAGCGAGTCGAAAAACTTGCTTACGTCTGCCTGTACGACGTACACACTATCCCAGCGCCGCTTAGCCTTTCTGAGCATGCGTTGCAGAGCAAGCACCCCTGCTTGGGTACCCTTTCCCTTGCGACAGGCGTAGCTGTGATAGATAAACCTGCGCTCAAATAGTGGTTCTACCAAGTCCACCACGGCGTGATGCAGCACCCGATCTTTAAACGGTGGGGCTTGAATCATCCGCATTTTAGGCTCCAGCACCACAAACTCTCTGGCGCGGCCCGGCTGCCATGTTTTGTGAACCAAGTGGTTGTGAAGGTTTAGGAGGTTTTCTTCCAGGTTGGCGGTGTATTTCACCACCTCTGGCCGGTAGCGCTTGCGCTTTCTGGCGGCATGATAGCCGCGCATGAGGTTATCGAAATCAATAATGTCTTGATAAAGCGACACCGCATTGTCCTTATGCAGTTCGTGCAAAATGAAACGCGGCCACCCGTAGGCCGCCGCGCTCTATTGATGTTTCGCCGTGAAGCGAGGAAAGCCGCCCCGAGGGATGTGGCACTGCCCGCCAACCCGTAGGCGGGCGGTTTCTGGCCGGTAAAGCGGTCGCTCGCGAGACGCGCCCCGATGTTGCTGTTCGAGTTCGACGCCGAATTGTTGCAGTTCACGTACCAAAGCCCGGCATTCGCGCCATTGCTCCAGTTGCCGCCGACGTAGGGGCACATCGAAATAAGCGACTTCCCTTTCTTGCTCTACTTGCTGTTACTTTGCTTGCTGCGCTCGTGGCGCAGCCAGCCACCTAATATGGAGCCAAGGTCATTGATGTGCTGCGCCCAATCACGATATTGGCCGCCGGAAATATAGCCGTAGCGCTGCGCTTTTCGCACCTTGCGGCGTAGTATCTCTATCTCAATATCCAAGTCGGTGAGGGTGGTTTTCTTCTGATAGCGCTTCCAGGCAGTGAGCGTGATCCGCTCGATACGCTCAATACACAGCCGCACCTCCGCGCTGAGCAAGTGTCGCTCACTTTTCGGAAAATTCACCAGGGCTCGACGACTGTAATCTTCCAGCTCTTCCACCTTAGTGAGCATGCCCTCAAAGGGTCGAAGGTGTTGGTACGGGGCGCTACCGCGCCCCTGAGCTTGACGCTGATTTGCCTGACTCATGACACGACCCTCGCGAGACGCGCCCCGAAGAAGCTGAACGAGGCCGACGCCGAATAGCTGCAGTACACGGACCAAAGCCCGGCAATCGCGCCACCGCTCCAGTAGCCGCCGACGAAGGGGTAATACTCCCCAGCATCACGCCACCGCACGTAGTCCGGCAGCGTGGCGGTGCTGTCGTTACTGGTTGAATAGGTGTCGGGGATAAATTCTAGCGGGGCTGAATTGCGGAACGTGATGGGGTAAGTGGCGGCACCAGCGTTAGGAACGCTCTCGCCCGTACTTTGCCACGCGCCGTTATAGTCACGCCGCTCAATGACACTATTGAGCGTACGGGCTCCGTCCATCCACTGATAGACGTTACCCCATAGCCCAACGATGCCGCGATACGTCGCTTGGGCTACGTCAGCGGCATCGACAGCGGCGGCGCTGGACTGATTAACGCGGCCCTCGCCCGTTTTCGTTTGGCTATCCATCGTCGCGTTTTCGACCAGGTATAACCACTGAATGGCCAGCCACATGTCGTAGTGGTGCAGCCTAAAGCCAGCGACGCCGCCCACGTTACGGGCCTCGGCATCTGCCAGGAACTGCGTCAAGCTGCGCGATGCCGTTGGCGTAACGCCCGGCACAGACTGCAGCTTGCCGCCGCTGAGCGATGCCTGATACTTGCCGTACTGGAATGCGGGCACCTCAGAGCCATTGAGCAAAAACGCAGGGTGCACCTCATACCCCGCCAGCGGTTGGTCGCTAATCCACCACGCGGGGTCGCCGCCTGCGGTGCCGCGCTTTACGTAGAACTTCGGCACCTCGACCATCGCTTGGCCGTCTACCGTCACCTCCTGCATGCCGCCGAATATCGGGTGAGCGTTAAACCAAGAGGTGCTAGGAGTGGCAATGGTTGCGCCGGTATCGTCGATATGATCCCACGTACCGCCAGGGCCGCCGGTGGCGCGCAGCGCAACACCAATGACTTGGGCAGCTAGCACAGTGACGGCCTTGGTGTAGGTTGAGGTGGCCGCGCCCTTGTCGTCCACGGCGCGCACGCTAAAGGTGGCGGCTGTGTCGTCCGTCACGTCCGGGGCGGTAACGTCGATAATCTCACCCTCCGTAATGCCGGTCATTTTGGCAAACGACAGCCCGCCCGCGTCAGTGATCTGATACGTGACCGGATCGCCGTCTGGGTCACTAGCGCCGCTGAGCGATACCTGAAACACGCTGTTCTTGGCTGCCTGCGTCGGGGCATTGATCGTAATAGGCCCGACAGGCGGGCGATTGCCCACCACTTCTGCGCTGATCGTTTGCGGGCGGCTACGGTTGCCCGCGTCATCGTACGCCCACGCTTTAGCGGTAACCGTTGAGCCAATCGGCTCGCCCACAGTGCGCGAGAGCGTGGCGCTGCCTGCCGTGGCAGTAAACTGCTGGGTCACGCCATCCCACCATCGCACAATAAAAAACGCGATGCTGCCGCCTGTGTGACGAGAGGTGCCCGATGCCGAAACCTCCCAGCTGAACGTAGCCGCTGTTTGCGCGGCGCTGCTCAGCGCCACCTCAACGGCGGTCGTCGGTGCCTGCCAGCTAAACCCACCCTCATCATCGTCCACCGTGAGAACGTAGCCCTCATTGCCGCTCAGTGCGGGCAGTGCCAGCTCTCCCGCCGCCTGATTCGCCCAGAACTCGGCCTCATTGCGCAGGGTCTGGGTTTGGTCTCTTAGCGTATTAGCGGCCTGCGCTTGCTGCTGAGCGGTGACCGCATCGTTAGCGGCATCCTCTGCGCGCTGCTCGGCTTGACGCTGCGCCTCTTCGGCCTGCTGCCGCGCTTGGTCGGTCGCATCAAATACCAGCGCCGCCCAGGTTAGCGAGCTTTGCAGGTCTTCCGAAAACTGAGGCAGTTTGCCAAAAAACGCATTGGCCGCAGGCTCGAACGCTTCGTCACCCATTTCGCGATTCGGGGCCGGGCCGGGGTTAATGATCGTGGGGGTTTCTGGAATGCTCATGTCAGCCCTACTATATCGAGTGTGCAGTTATGAAAGTGCAGGTGCGGGTACACCAAGCGCCAGTCTTCGTAAAATCCATAAATGATGGTGGGCTCGTACTGCTCTGCCCCGATCCACAACAGCGGCTCGGAATCCCACTTAGCCAGGTAGCGCGCCAGGGCGTTGCTGCGATTGCCGTCAACGGACACCTCGAACGACGCCAGCTTGGCGTTATCGCGCTTTAGCAGGCGCACGCGCCCAAATTCGTCGCGCACGCGACGGGAAAACGACATGATGCCGGTACTAAACCCCCAGTAGAGCAAGCCAAGATCCCGCATGCGGCCCACCACGCAAAGCCCGCAACGCACTACGTCCACCTGCGCGGGCACCGTGATCCGAATATCAGCGTTGTAGCTGGGCAGCCCGGTAAATACCGCATCAGTGTCCTGCTCTACCGGCTCAAAAAAATAGGCGTAGTAGCTGTTAATGCCGACCGTGCTGCGCAAACTGCGGGTCGTGTCGTACACCACGTCGCCTCCCGAGATCACTTCAACCCGCACTTCGTTGGCCCCCTCAATGCCCAGTAGCGCCACGGCATTAACAACACGGCCAGGGCGTATCACGAACTGCAGGCCATTACCGCCATGCACCGGCATCGGCTCGCCAGATTCGGTAGGGTCGCCAATGATGCCGTTGAACACCGCCCACTGGTTGAGGCTGCCCACTAAGATCCATTTCTTGGGTTCTTGCTGCTCACCCTCGCTAGGCAGTACGCCCGTGACCTCTGCCACTGCCTCATAGATCTCAGTACCCTCTACCACCCTATCCCCTTGTGCGCCATTCGCGCCGGGGCTATACGCGGCGTTTGGGTCGTACTCAGGGATAGTGTCGATAGGGGCGTTAGAGCTGACTAAGCGGTCGCCAGTGATGGGGCGCGGCTCTATCACTTTAATGCTCATGCCTTACTCCATGGTTTCGCGCCGCATCCGGTCAACGGTGCTGGCAATTTTGCTAGTGTGAGACGCCGTACCTTTATTGATCGACTTCAGCTCGCCAACCTCCTTCTCCAAGTTTTCGACGTGCTTGATGAGCTGCTGAAAGGCTTTAAGCATTTCGCCACCACCACCGCCGCTACCTGCAAAATCGCGGAACGCCTGCGCCGCCGGGGCGGGCAATACGGTTTCGCTTCGGTGCAGCTCTGCCCGGTAGCCGTCAAACGGCACCGACCACAGGCCATCGGCATGACTGCCATCTAGCTGATTGGCGTAGGTTCTTCGCAGCAGGTCAGCCGCACCTGAGCCCTGCACGGTGTGCGAGCCACCCCCAGGCGTGAAGTACGTGGCCGAATCACCGTTATCTACCACCCGGTACCCGCTGCTTGATGATGACGCGGCGCTAGCACGAGAAGCCTCTGAGGCCGCCTTTGCTGCCGATGCCGCTGACGCCGCCGCCGAGGAAATGGCCGATGAAATAGCCGACTGCAGCCCGCCGATAGCCTCACCCACGCCCAGCACGCTGCCGTTGATGCTTTCCAGCCACGCCATTTGCCCTAGCTCGTTTTCAATTTGCAGCTGTTGCTGAACCAGCATTGAGTCCAGCGACTCCATTTCGCGGGCATACTGACGCTCAGCCGCTTGCAGCTGATTTTCTAGGGCCTTTAGGGACTGCTCTTCTACGCTCACTTGCGCTTCGGCGCGCTCCTCCAGCGCCGCAATCACGTTGGCGGTTTGGTAGAAATCGCGCTGGTAATCCGTAAACGACGAGAACAATCCCTCTGAGGGCTCAGATACCACCCCCAGCGCCTGCTCTAATTGCGCAGAATCACCCAGACCGCCGCTTGCCAGCGTGGACTGCAGGTAGTCTTGAGCGGCGCGGCGTGAGGCCATGCTTTCACGTCGGCGGGCATTCAGCAGCGTATCGAGCGAGTTGCTCAGCGTGTCGGCCACTGCAGTGCTTTCCTGCATCGCCTGCTGAACGGTTGAGATGTTGGCGTTAATAGAGGCGGTCGTGGCGCGGTAGGCGTTTTCCAGAATCTGCCGCTCTGCATTGACCGCCTTTTCCACCTGCTGATACGCACTCTGCACATCACCCAATGCCCAGATATGCGACTGCAATGCTTGGTTACTCGGGTCCAGGCTAGCCAGCTCGCGGCGGCGTAGCTCTGCCGTATTGCCCTGCAGAGATAACAGCTCACGTTCCAATCCGGCCCGCTCGCGGGCAATATCCGCCATGGCGCGCATGGATTCGGCGTTGTCATCTATCGCCTCGCCTGACTCCACCGCCGCCGCCCGCTGCTCTTCCATCGCCGCGATGTACTGCGCTAGCGGCCCATTCAGTTGCAGGATTGTTGCTAGCTGCTCTTGCCCAGCCGCGCCCATCAGCTCCAGGCTTTCGACCACGTCCCGCACGCCCTCGCGGGTGGTGGGCAGCTCGCGACCCATGCTGGCAAACGTGCTGGAAAGATCTTCGGCAAGGTGCCGCAGCTTCTCCTCTTCGGTGTAGAACGCGTCGTAGAAACTACCCAGCGAAGCGTTCAGGTTGCCGACGCCACCCATGAGCTGCGCCATGCCATCGGCGGCGCGCATAGCCCCGGCGGCGCTGGCGTCGAACTGCAAATTAAGGCGGGCGCTATTGCTGTCGAGGAGTTGCATGGCGTTAGCGGCCTGCACCACGCGCCCGGTGATTTGCTCGGCATTCAGCCCTAGGCCGCGCAGAGACGCGGAAAAATCACCGTCGATAACATCAACGACCGCCAATGTGCGCGTGGCAAGCTGGTTAGCGATCCCGGCGGCGTCGCTGGCGTTGAGCCGCACAGCACGCACTGCCTCTGTCATCGCGTCAAGCTCTTGTTCGCTGCCCGCCACCGCTGCCAGGGCGTTATCCATCGCGGTGATGGAGTCGAGAAATGCTGTGGCATTCTCAAATCCGCCGAACGTCTCTTCTAGTCGTGCTGTCCCCTCGTCGGTAAAGCCCACCGCGCCAAACGCTCCACGGGAAACAACACCTGAACCATAGTCTTCAAAAACACCATGACCGCGAGTGTTAGAATCAACTGTAGCCAGCTCGAATTTAGGGGCGGTTTTACCGCCACCAAACAGGCTGCTAATGCCCTTAACGATGCCGTCAGTAATGCCCAGCCCTAGCACGTTATCGACCAGCAACGCGCCACCTACCCACGGCATGGCGGCGCTGGCGGCACCCATCAGGCCACCACCGCCCGCCGCTGCCGCGCCAGCAGCTGCGCTGCCAGCAAAGCCGGTATACGTGCCGGTGGCAGCAGCAGCACCAAAGCCGCTTGCATAACCAATCGGTGCGGCGGCTGAGGCACCAAAGCCCAACGCACTACCAATGCCACTAATGGCATCGCCCACGTAGGGCAGCTTTTTAGCGCCGTTGAATAGCGAGCCCATACCGTTAAGGTTGAAGCCACCGCCGCCCCCACCGGACATGCCGGTTACCTGCTGGCCTAACAGCCCCTGCAGTTGCCCGGTAATTTGCACCGTCAGCGGGCGCAATAGCAGCGCGTTGCCAATTTCTGCAATGCTGCTAATCAGCAAATCCTCTAGCTGATCCATCGCGTTGCCCGCGCCGGTCAGCAGCCCCTTGAACATTTCCACGCCCGCGTCATCTAGGCGTTGGCCGGTGTTCTCCACCATGTCGTCAAGAATTTGGGCAAGGTCGTTCGTTTCTAGCGCTAGCTCGTACTGCGCTTCACGCACGCCCTCTACCATGCGGGCGTATTGGGCCGCGCCCATTTCACCCGCTGCGTAGCGTTCGTTAATCTGTTGTAGCTCAGCAGCCAGCGCCTCCACTTTCTGCCGGTGGCTGTCGTACTTGCCCACCAGGGCGGCGGTCTGTTTTTCGTACTCTTCGGCACCGGTAGCGGCGCGCTGGTACTGCTCAGCGCTCCAGCGCACCGCTTCGCCGTAGGCTTCTTCGCTAATGGTTCCTTCGGCCAAGGCGCGATCCAGCACCGCTAGGCGTTCGATGTATTCCGCGTGGTCAGCCAGAAGCGGGTCCATCTCCTGCTGAACGCCTACCAGGGCTTTTGCTTGGGCTTCGGCGGCTTGCTGGGCGGCTTGGGCTTGGCGTTGCGCGGTGCGCTCGGCTTCCTCGGCAGCGCGGCGTGATTCGGCGGCGGCTTCCTGCTGGGCTTTGCGCTGGTCTTTCAGCGCTTCATCCTGCACGGCCAAAAATACACTAACGCCACGCAGGTAGGCGGGCACATCCTCGCCCATCGCGTCTAGTGCGCGGTTAGCCGCGCCCATAGCTGAGCCACCGTCACGGGTGGCGGCGATGCTTTCGCGTAGGCGGTCGTTGTATTTCTTCCACGCATCCAGGGTGGTAGCTGAGGGCGCGCCACCGTTGACGGCTTGGCCGCTATTCTCGGCACCTTGGGCCACATCGTTAAACGCTGTTTCAAGCGTCTGCAGCAGCCCGCCAAGCTCTTCTACCGTAATGCTGCCTTCGCTGTATTCTGCTGCCCACAAGCGAATTTGACGCAGCGCACTATCGGGAACACCTAACTGATCCTGCAAGCCATTCAGCAGCTCATCAAGGCTTTGCGCGCCGCTCTCTACCGCCTCAAATCCGGCATTCACTTCATCAAAAAACGCACGCGCTTCGGCACCGCTAGCACCCTCAAAGCCGATGCTTAACACCTCTTCGCGGATTTTAGACAGCGCGCTACGGGCTTTTTCGACTTCCTCTTGGTAGCGGTCGCCCCACTTGATCATTGCCGCCCGCTGGCTTTCCACGCTCAGCTCTTTAAAGTCCGCAATCACTGTTTCAAGCGGGGCGTTCATATCGGTTAGCGAGCTGCTAACGTCGTCGCTGCTATCGCGGAACAGGAAAAACGCCGTAGCGGCCAGCGTGGCCACGCCAAGGGGGCCACCCACTAACGCCATTGCACCAGCCGCGCCACGGCTAACCGCCGTTAGCGTGCGCTGGGTAGCCGTGTTCGCGGCCACCGCTGCCGTGTTGGCTGTCGCGGCGGCAGTGGTGGCGGTGGTGGCCCGCGCAAGATCCACCTTAGCAGCGGATAGCGTGCGGGCACTGGCGGCGCTTTGCACTTCGGCAGCATTCAAGGCGCGCTGAGCGGCGGCAGACTGAGTAGTTAACGCCATTTCAGTACGGCGAATTTCCGCTAACCGCGTGAGCGATTGCTGCCGCCCGGTCGCGCTAATCTGTGCTTGCAGGCGCTGGGTTTCCAGCACGCGCTCTGCGGCCATTTGCTGCTGTGTGAGCTGAATAGAGCGCAGCTGAGAAGCCGCCTGCACCTGCGCTGCCTGCGCACGCTGTGCCGCATTCGCGGCGCTATTCAATGCCGCGACGCGCTCAGCCTCGGCACGGCGGGCCGTGGCCAGCGCCGCCCCGGCTTCACGCTCGGCGGTGATGCCTGCTTGAATGGCTACGGCGCGGTCTGCCTGCACTTTTTTGATGCTGGCCAACGCAGAAGCGCCAAGAGCGTTTACCAGCCTTACGCCCAAAACAGTGCTTAACAACACCGCGCCATTGGCAACAGATCCCACAACTTCTTCAATGCCGCCATAGGCGGAAACTACCGTTACAGCACTTTCAGATAACGACACCAGAGAGGGCGCAAGATCTACTGCAACGGTATTAGCAAAGCCAGACGCTATTGCATTTAAATTGTTTAATGCCTGATTGGCCTCTTTAAGGCTCTCAATATCAGACTGAGAAACAGTAATTCCAAGTTGCTCAGCTAATAGAATTTGCTGTCGTAGAGCCTCAGCATTGTCATCTAAGAGGGGTATTAGCAGGCTGGCATCATTAGCCAGCGACTCCATGAAAAAGATTTTTTCGCCCTGAGTGGCAACGTCATCAAGAGCCTTGCCAATAGCCAGCAGCTGCTGGTCTGGGCTCATGCCCATTAGCTCATCAATGTTGAGGGTCAGGCGCTCAAAAAGGTCAGCAGCCTCACCCCCGCCAGTCGCGACAAAATCACCGATTTTTTCTGATACATCTTTGAAGATGTCGCCCATCTTCCCAGCGCCAAGGTTGACGCTTTGAGCTGCAAATTCCCACTGCTGCAGAGTTTGCAAGCTAACGCCAATGGATCGAGAAAGAGCATCTTGCTCGGCAATATTGCGGGTTTGGCTAATAGCCATAGTGGCCATAGCAGCCGCTGAAGCAGCAGTAAACGTAGCAAGGCGCTGAGCATGCACACCAACGCTTTCGTAGCTTGACGCCATTTCCTCACTTTGCCGCTGGGCGCGCTGCATTTCCTGCGTTAATTCTGCGTTGGCCTGCTCTAAATCACGGGTGGCCTTTACGCCACTAGAACTGTCGCCCTTAATAACAAACTCAGTGGTGTATTGCTTTGACGACATAGCGGCTTACCTCAAATTTCAGGCATAAAAAACCCGCCAAGTGGCGGGCTGTTTGAATGTTTGCTGTGAAGGGCTAAAACATAAGGGTTACACCAACTGCAAAAGCGCCCCTCTAAGGGCTTCTATCCGGGTGTAGTCTGCGGGGTTAACCTGTTGCCCATTACCTGAACTGGCAATATGGCCCTTGATACGATCCACCATAAACATCTTCATAGAGCCGCTTTTCAGGCACTGCGCTTTTAAAAACACACGGCCACCCTTAGTGCTTATACGTTGGATGCTCACATGCTGCTTTCGCGGGGCCGGGTCGCTTTGGCCTTGATAACTGAAAAACACCTCTACCGGCTGCTCTAAGTCGTCAGCCATCGGCTTAGCAATAGGCTTTGACGGCCTAGCCGCTGGCATCGGCTGGGCGGGCAGATCAGGCGGTGCAGGGTCTGATTTTTCAGCCTCTCTTTTCAGCTTTTCCTCTGCATTCACTTTCTCTAATTGCCGATGAATATCGTCTTGATCAAAGCGCTTCTTCTTGCTCTGATTAGAGCTAAATACAGATAACCAAACGCCAAGCCCAACAATAGCCAGTGCGCCGAAAAAGACACCTAAGACCTCAAGCCATCCATATAAGCTCACACCCAAAAGCAATAGAAAAAGCGCAAGAAAACCTGAAATAACCTTCATCACTCCAGGTAAAAGTTTGGTGGCATACAGCAGCACCACCAAGATTAGAAACAGCAGAAACACCACCATGACAGCCCCCTAGCGTTATTTGTTGGCAGGTATCCAA